CCTCTAAGAATTCCAATTATATTTAAACCGCCTCCTGAATCACCTCCTAAAGCGCCTCCACTATTTATTCCAAAGCCTCCACCCATTTGACCAAACATGCTACCGAATAAGTCTCCGAATTTCATTCCAGACTTTCCAAATAGTGCAGAGCCGGCAACATTAGAACCTCCCATTACTACGCTTAAGACAGCTGCTAAAATAGCTGCGGCTGCGGCAGTAGCTAATAAAGATAGAGCCATTCTTTTAAGTTCCTGAGCAAAGGTGTCAACAAAGTTTCCTAGTCGTGTTTCCCCTTCTTCTAAAGGAGCAAAGGCTGCTAAAAAAGCAGACTCTAACGCCCGAGCTACCATCATTATTTCAGTGGAGAACATCCTAACAGTTTCAATTAATTTAATAAAACTATTGTCAAATGTTTCTTCAAAATCCTCAACATCTTCGCTAATTGTCTCCAGCTCCATGCTGGCATCTTTAAAACCTAAAGTATGCTCAAGATTCTTGCCATCACCCTGTGGGCTAAAAAGTTCCTGTACCTTCCTTGTAGCCTGCTCTATTGAAGGCGTTAATTCATCTACTTTTTCTTGATACTCTTTTAGCAGCTTAATCGTAAGAGCAGCATTATCTTTTTTAGCTTGAGCAATTGCTTCTTCAGCTGCTAGCTTGCTCTCTTCAGTAGGTGCATTCTTTTCGCGATGCTTTGTTATAGCTTCTTCAGCTGTCAATAAATCAACTGCCATTATGGCTAGTTTACCCATTGCACTATTTTGCTTTCCTGAAAGTGTAAGATATTGCTTTAAAGCCTGCCCAGCTTTTACTTTTCCACTTGTTTCTTTTGAAGCAAGAAGATTAATTGTAGTAAGACCGGAAATTGTTTGATCAAGAAAAGCTTCATAAACAGGCATCAACTTTTCCCCAATCTCTGTTTTTAAGTTTGTGATTGCCGTTTTTTGTTGGTCAATCTTCATGCTTGTAGTTACGATGCGCGCGCCAGCTTCATCAAACTCGTTTTGCATTATCTCGGTAACAGCAAGAGACATACTACCAAGCTCTTTTGTTTTAGCAGTTAGCTCAAGCGCAGAGATTCCAAGGTTATCAAGAATCTTAACCGATTCTCTACCCATACCAGTAACAAAAGAGTCGACCATGTAATCGACACTTTCACCTGTGGCTTGTGCCCTACGCTGTGCAAACTCTAAACCTTTAGCAAGCGCATCCATTGGAATGCGAAAGTTTTTAGCTTTCACAGCCGTCTGCATTAACTTCAAATCATTAACTGTGCCTCCTGTTGCTTTGCGTAAGTTGTCAAGAAGGTTAGGGTCATTTAAACGATCAAAAGCAGTCTCAACGCCCTGCATTTTTGCAGCTAAATCTAAAGCCTCTGCTGCAAAATCTTGAATAGCGTTAACAGCAAAAGTTGCTCCTATCAGTCCACCTAAAGCACCAAAGCCACCGCTTAATTTCTTTAAGCTGTGGTCAATATTTCCGATAGCGGAGCGGAACTGTTTAGTATCTGCCCCAATTTTAAAATCTACTGCTGGTCCACTACTCACTTGCTAAATACTTTTTTAATTGCGTTTTGTACTTCTTCGTATGTTGCGGCTCTGTAAGTTCGCTTTTTATTATCCCATGGGAAAATAGCTAACTCTTTAGGGCTTATTTTTTTCTTAGTGTGTGGAGCAATATTAACTGCTGCTTGCCACCTAGTAGTCTCCCACGCTAATTGCGTTTGATACTCTAATTGTCTTTGAAAGCCTTCTCTTTTATTTTGGAATTGTCTTGGGGTCATATTATAAAACTCCTCAACATTCATTCCCATCTCGCCCAAGCTTACTGCTTCCAAACCATCCCAATCAAGTGGTTCTGAAACTTGGGCACTTACTTTTTTTCGTCAGTGCTAGGCTTTACAAAAGAAGAAACAAATAAGTCCATGCATTGCTTCACAACAGAATAATCTACATCCATTAAGTCAGCAACATCTTCCGCTGTTAAATTAAATTCTTTTTTTTCGGTTCTAGCACCGTCTTTCATTCCTGCCCAAACTAAGTTGATAGCGTGGTCAATACTCATGTTTTCAGCGATGCTTTCAATTTCCTGCAGACCAATGCCACTAGCATTGCAAAACAATCTTAATGCGTTGAACCCATACTTTACAGGGAAAACTTCTTCGCCTACCTTTATTAAATTTGTATTCATTGTTGTGTGTGTTTTAAAAAAGGGAGAGCATAGCCCTCCCTTTTATTTTTAAGCTTGTGTACCTTGTGTCAACACAGCCGTTCCTTGAAAAGAAAAGCTGTAAGTTGAATTGTCTTCAACTCCTGCATCAGTAGAAAAATCAGTGAAGTAACCTGTACCACTATAGTATTTTTCATCTGTTGACTCAGAGCCAAACTCAATATAGACAACTGTTCTCCCAGAAAGGTATGAGTAAACATCATCAGGAGTTGCTTTTCCTGCATCATTATAAACAACTAAACCCTCACCGGATAAAGTCCAAGATTTTTGACCTTCAAGAACCTCCATCCAGCCTGCGCTGTCTTTAGTAGAGGTGTCTCTTGTTGCCATTGTAACGCTTAAGGAAGCGCTTGTCATTTTACCTACGGTTTCCCATGTTGATCCGTCGGTGCCAATGCGTACTATCACATCGGTGCTATTCATTACTGATGTACTTGCTGCCATCTTTTTGTTTTTTAATTTCTTACTACTCTAAACACTAAATCAACCGAAACAGCAAACGTTTCTTCGTCGACATTGAACAACTCACTTTGAGAATCAAAACCACACGATTGAACTATTACGCCTCCAATTGTTTCCTTCATCCGTACAAATGATGTACGTATATTTTCTACAGCCGTTTGTAATATACTAAAATTGTCACCTACAAGAGTAAGCTCAATGTTTACTATATCAATGTGGCTGTCTGCATCCTTACTTCCTTCAGGTCTTATGCTTGTGGTATTATAAATGCAAAAAGGCCTAGCGGTTGTTTGAGCGCCCACTAGTGGATAAACACGGCCAGCAAAAACACTGTTTAAATTGCTCGTGTTATCAAATTTGTATTTTATTACTTTACCTATCATCTAAGACCTCCCTTTTGTGCAAATTTAAGCTTCTTGACTTCTTTATTTACTTTTTCAATAAAAGTTCTTCTAAACTTCACCGTCACTTTCATTTTAGCTCCAGCCATTGCTTTTTGAGCAAATCCTTTGTTGTCTCCTGTATAACGTTTGCCGCCTACTCTTAACCAACCAAAATTAATAAATCCAGCATACCAGCCTCCTTTGTTTGCGTTTTTGAAAGACCCCGTTCTTCTTGGTCCTACAGAAGCTCCAAACTTTCCTCTGCTGTTCAAATTCCTTGGAAACTTAATCCCTACGCTATTCCTTAATTGGCCCGGTTGTATTTCAGCATATATTTTTCCATCTCTATATACTTTAAACACCTCATCAGAATCTTTAATGTTTCTTTTGTAAGATGCAACCATAGGCTTTAGGGCTTCCCTAGCGACCTTTTTAAGTATCTTCTTACGTACATTATCATCCAACCTTTTAAGGCTCTTAATAGCTTCCTCAGCGCCGACCAGCTTCACACTGAACTTTCCCATTACTGCGCGTCAGACCATAAACAAACCAATTTCAAAAATGCCTTGCGAGCATCAGCTGTTTGGATTGCTTGAATTTTGTAAATGTTGTTGTCGTGTGAAATACGCATTTCTTCATTAACGTCTGTCCGATACCGGATAATAAACTGCACTTTCTTGGTTGCGGCTATCATATCCCCATCTTCTCCTTCACTACCTATCTTTTCTTCTACATTAGCCCATACTGAGGCTAAGGTAGAGAAAGCTTTAATTTGTTGCCCGAAAGCATCCGTTGTTTCACTAAACGTTTGAATAGTAATACGTCGGTCTAATTGTCCAGCTTGTTCAATCATTAAAATGTAAAAATTCTAAATGGATTAAACAAATACTCACTGGCGGTCGGCAATCTATGTACCCTATCTTCGCGCTTGTCATATAAGTCTGAAATAATTAGCAACATCCCTTGAAGCAAAGGCTTCGGAATATCTGCTACATCATTCCCAACCACATAACGCACTATGACTTGATTGATTATGCCGTTTGTCGCAAACCATCCTGCGGTGGATGCTATCCTAGCAGGTTCACTAATTTTGTCAACTACATAGTAAGAAGCCGCTACGGTTTCTTCCGAGCCTATCTCATCAACGTACTTAACATTTTCTACTGATTGCACTGGTCCACGAGATAAATAAATAATGTCTTTGCTAATGTTATTCCTGTAATTAGGAAAGCCATCAAAAAACTCATCTATAGTCGTTGTCACCAATATTCGACGGGTATAAGATTCACACATTTCACGAGCTGCACTAATTAATGCAGTAATAAGCGCGTCGTCGTCTGAGACGTCTACACGCAAAAAATTCTTTGCCTCGGTTAATGTGATAGGCTCACTTGCAGCCGGTGTTACAATCGAGTAGGCCATTTTTATCTTGTTTCTTTAGCTTTTGGTTTTGACACGCTCTTACTTGCACGCTTTTTTGCAGGCTCTGCTATTGCTTCACAGTGGCCAGCGTTCAAGAAATCTTTTGCAATATCGCTGCGGAGTTCCGCCTCCTGCCCAAGGCGGAAGCGGAACCCATTACCAGCAATATTCTTGGTAAACCTAACTTTCATTAAGCTTGGATCAAGTGTTTGATTGCGCGAGTATCAAGTACAGCAGAATCAGAACGTTTCCAAGAAACAAATCCAACTTCAAGATTATCAGCGAAACGTTCGTTAAGACGTAGCATCTGAATACCTCCAGCATTTCTCACAACAAATTTACTGAAATCAGCAGCGATTAACGTTTTCTTTCCAGTTGCTATAGTAGCTTCCATGTCATTGTTTACGTGAACAGGGATACCGAAAATACGGTCAGGCTCACCAACAGCCATGCTTGGAATAAATACAGGGAAATCGTTAGCTGATCCCAAACCTAGAGCACGAATAGCAGCGATAACATTATCGTGTGCCATCAAACCAAATCCTGGCTTGTTGCGGTAAGAAGGGTCAATGCTATAAATCAAGTCTAAGATTTCATCAGAAGTAATTGCACCTGCAGCAGCTGCAGTTTTACCAAGAGTAGAACCTGTAACGATTCCGCCCGGTTGACTTGAACCAGTACCATTTGTAAATGCCGCATTAGTTGCACGAGCGATACGCTCTCCCATTGCTTCAACAAGGAATGAGTTTAGATCGAAAGCAGAATCTTGCAACAATTGCTGAGATACTTTTACCAAAGAGCTATAGTTGTAAGCGCTTAGTGCTTTGTTTCCAAAAGTCATATCCTGTACAGTGACAGCACCAGCTTCAGAAATTAAGTTTGCATCAGTAGCAGTATCATTCAATGTAGGGTAATCCAATAAACCACCGCCTGCAGTGTTTAATTTTTTAGCCAACATCTCAACAGCTCCTGTGTAAGCAGTAGCAACATCAAGCTCGTTAGAAAATGCCTGAGGCACTAAATAACCTCCTAAAGAATCAGTTCCTCCGATTTGAGTATCTGTACCTCTCTTCTGTACCATTGAACGCTCTTCAGAGCTCAAAGCACCAAAGCCGTGACGTAAATACTTGCCGAAAGCTGCAGAAGCATTAGCCTTAGGTGCAGCAGCACGGGCTTCGCCTTCCATAGAAGCAATTTCTTTTTTCATCTCAGCATTGCGCTCGATGATTTCGATTTCTTGTTTTAGACCACGAGCATCAACCTCGATAGCTTCAAACTTTGTTTTTTCTTCTCCAGTCATTGAACGACCTTCAGCTTGAGCGCTAGCTACAATTGAATCAGCATCTTTTATAAGCTGAGCGCGCATGCCTCTTAATTCGATATTCTTCATTTAATCGAGTTTTAAAAGTTTTAATTTATATTCAAAAATTTCTACATCAGATACTTCTTCAGCTTCAGCTTTCACTTCGACCTCAGCACCCTCTGAATCTAGGGTATTATTTCTCATTACTAATTCGCTTGTAGCATCCGGATATGCAGGTTGTGCTACCGGAGAGACATCAAGCAAACGAGATACTTTTTCTATAATTCTATAAGTCTTACCGTCACGCTCTTCCCATCTGTCTCTCTCTATTAAGAAAGCAAAAGAGCTTTGCGTTACGTCGCCTCTTTTCATTAGTTCTACCAAATCCTTAGCATAAGAAGTATTAGGTAAATCGATTTCGTACCAGAGGCCTCTTTCATCAGATCCAATGCGTAATGTACCGCTCGATACTCTGCCTAAAAGCAAATCTTCGTTATGGTTAAAGTAAGCTCTAGTGTCATTGTCTAATACTGAATCAAATGCTCCAGAAGCAATCTGCTCGTAAAAACCACCCATCCATTCAGAATCGGAATTGTAAACGGCTGCATAGCCTCTAACAGTTTCACCTTCATAGCTAGCGTTTTCCATTCTGAACTCACGCTTTTCAACTACTGCTTTGTTGCCTCTAACCTCTGAATCAAACTTTTCTAATGTAGAAAAACTATGTACGACATTAAGCGCAGGCTTCTTTTCAATATAGGTTTCCTCTTCAGAAGAGTAACGGTATATCCTAATGAGTGCTGCTGGATCATCGGCTGTGCCCATAATCTTAAAGCCGCTGTCTGCTTCAATCTCGCCATCTCTTTCAACTTGTATTATAAGACCGTAAGCATTTCCTCCGCTTGTGTTCCAGCGTACAAAATCGCCCACGACTAATTCATTAGGCTCTGCGCGTTCTTCGTCTTTATACCCAGCTTCTTCCATATCGCCTTTCCCGAAGGTGATGACAATTTCTTCATCAGTCTCTACAACCGATTTGATATGGCGCTCGTTTTTAGTTTCTTCCATTTGTTCTATTGTTCTTTTTGCCCATCGGTGCATTTCATCACCTCCCCAGGCTGCATACATAATAGAGCCACAAATCTCTTTACCCTCTTTATC